TATTATTTATATAGACGAAAGTCAATAGTTCATCAATCAAACGATTACTACGAACCACTACACTTTCCTCTCTAAAAAATTCTTCTAACTTACTAATAATTAGTGGTCTGGTCTTAGAAGTCGTTGAAAAACCAGCAACCATATTCCTTTCTTGTCTGTTGATTCTATTGTTCATTTGGTGTTGAACATCAACATATTGTAAGTCTTTACTTGTATAAAATAGATTAGGATAATCCCTATCTATTACTTGTTGGATTGTCGCCCAACCAATATTATTGTTCTCTATAATAAGTATCGCATCATTATATTCTGTTGATATAGAAACCAACATATTTCCAAAATCTTTGGTATTTATTCTACCTTTGTATTCTGCGACTTGTGTTAGAGTTTCCAACTCAATAACGTGAAAAGCAGAATAGTCTGTTCCGTCTCCTCTACTAACATCTGCACATACAATATAATTTTTTGCATAATTTGCTGGTTCCCAAATCCAACAATTATTATCAATACCTCGTTTTTCTAATGGGTCATTACAAGAATTCTTTCTTAATTTTTCCAACAATACTGGGTCAATCACACCTGTACCAGATGTTAAGAAGTCACAATCACACTCTTGGGCTGCAGAACTTGGACCCAGTAAAGTATCTTGTTCTTTTCTCCAACTTTCCTCTCTATCTGGGTGTACGGTCCAATGTAATTTTATTGGATTAAACATACCACGACCCTCTTCAGCTTCAACCCAAGTTTTATGGAACCAATTACCCACACCATTAGGTGTAGATAATGCGATACATTGACCACCAGTCGTTAAGGTAGATTGTGCCGCTGTCCAAATTGAATCAATTCTATCGATGAATGCCGCTTCGTCCAATATCAATAATGATAATGCTTCTGAACGGGCTGCTTCTGGACCAGATGATACCGCTTTAATCTGGGAACCATTACGATATCTCAGATTTAATTTGTTATCCTCAACACATCTTTGTTTCAACCAACTCGGTAAGTTTGCGTGCATAACACGAACTTTAGTTACCAAGTTTTTTGCTACTTCTTGTTTGGTTGCAATTACCAAAACATTTTTGTCTTGGTGAAATGTCATTAACCACAAACTATATCCGGCTGTCAATGTAGAAATACCCAACTGACGAGCTTTCAGGATTATGTTCATACGATGTTCTTGGAACTCACTTATAGACTTTTCTTGAAAGTCGTATAAATCAAAAGGAATCTTTCCTTGTATCGGATGTTGTATCATACAATACTTTTTCATAAAATATGCAGAATCTTTTGCACACTTTATATACTCTTGTTTGATTACTTCTTTTAGTTGCTCTGCCATTAGTCTACTATTTGACCTGCTAATTTAACTGATGTAGCAGTCAAAGCTACTCCAAATGTAAAGTATATCCACTTGTTTTCATACCATTTAGGTTGAACGAGTTTTACTTTTTGTTCAAGTAGTTTTGTAGTGTCTTTTAGTAGATTAATTTGGTTAGTTTTATTCGCAATCAACATAGAATCTATGACTGAATTTTCCTCAAAAAGTTTCAATTGTGATTCCAAATCCTCAACCAAAGATACATTTAAACTATCTTTTAGTTCTAATGTTTTGATTTCGTTTGTGAATGCTAAAACTTCTTCCTCCGTAAAGGTATAGGTTTTTGGTTCAATCACATCTTGACTGAATAAACTCCCGATTAGTAATATGTAAATTAAATATCTCATATATATAAGTATCTAACTTATTTACTAAACTTCTTTAAAAATTTAACTGCTTCATCGGCATTGTCTTCTTTTACCGCTTCACCAGCTTTTTCAATCTGTTTTTTAGTAGTAGTAACTTTTCTTTTTAATTTAGCTACTTCTTTTTTGTTAACTTTTTTCTTTGATTCAAGTTTTGTGACCTCTTTTTCAAGTTCTTTAACTTCTTGGTCTTTTACTTTAATCGCTTTATCTAATTCTTTGACTTCTTGTTTTTTATTACCACCAAAAAATAGATTTAGTATTGCATTAATGATTCCCATTATTGTGCTCCTGTTAGTTGTTGTTCTGCTTTTTCTACGATTTCTCTTTTTTCTCGTATAAAATCTCTTGCTTCTTGAATTGTTTCTTCAAATTTTTCTTCTGCCATTTCCCATTTATCTTCTTCTAACATTGGTGTATTTACACCAACATTATTATACCAAGTTTTTTTACCACCTGTTTTTTCAAAGTCTGTTAAACTTTGTTCTAAATCCTTTAATTGTGATTTTTGATTTTCTAACATTTTTCTTTCTGCCCAATCATCAAACTCACCTTTCATTCTTAGTTTGTTTTCAAATTCTACTTGACAATCAAAACAATGACCCATCATTCTCCAAAACTTATCATCAAGTTTTTTCTTCATTGCTTTTTTACATTCTGGACAAAACCAAGGCATTCTAACTTCTGCCATAATATCAGTCAATTCTGATTTTCTTGTTTTACCACCAAGGTCCTCTGGTTTCTTACCTTGATATCCAACTTGAACATAATCCTTTTCTACTGGTTTACCTTCAAGAATATTTTGTAACGCTTTATTCTGTCTTTCTGCTTCTTTTGACCTGTTTGCCATTATAACTCCTTAAAATTTTAAACTACCTAATATTTGATTGATTGGTGCAAATGCTCCTGTGAATTTGTATATGTTTCCTTTGTATTTGAAAACCAACCCTTCACTTGGAACGATTGCACTTGAACCCCCGATAGCTTCTAATTTCTCTATTTGTATTTTTAATTTATTTAATTTTTGTACATTGTCTGGTTTTTGTAAATCTTTTAATGCACTATCTACATCTTTCTTAATTTTTTGAACTGCTGCGTCCGGTGATACTGCTAAGAAACCTGACATATTCTTTAATATTTCTGCTCCGACTTGAAAGAATAATATTTCAAATGGTTTTATATTGTCTTTAAACATTTTGTTGTGGTCAAGTTTGTCAGTCTTTAATACCCAGTCAATAAATTTTGGACTATCTTTAAAGTCTTTTTTAATGTCTCCAATTTTATATGATTTATCAAAGAATGCCCAACGATTAGTTAAGTTCACCAATTGATTGTCTTCTAACTTTACATTAAATTGTTTTGATGCGTTAAAAATATATTCTTGCCAAAAAGATTGATGATACATACCTAATGTGTCAGTATCTTTTAATCCATATTGACTTTGTAATTTATTTAACTTATTTAAAAATGTAGATTTCTTCTTACCAAAGTCCTGAACTTTACTCATCTTTAAGAAATTAGGTTTACTAATTTTAAATGTTTTTTGTATATTTTGATTTACTTGTCTTATCATACCTTGTAATGTACGAGCAGATTCTTTTGAGTATCCTTTTGCTCTACCACTTTTATCATATTCGGTAGTTCCGTGGAATACTATTTCTGCTACATCGTAGTCTATTATATTACTTGTTTGTGGATATATAACCTCTAAATTCATCCATTTGGTTCCATTACCAAAAATCTTTTTCTTTTGTGAGTCTGATAAAGAACCTATTGATTTTTCTAAATCTCTCATCGCACCTACAAATGCTTTTTTAATATTTCCTCTACCACTAAACATATTAGCGATACCTGCGGTTGTTGGTGCAGTTTTACCACCATTTTTCAGGTGTCCTTTGTTTCGGGCTGCTTTTAACTTTCCGTCTACCCAACTTATCATTAGGTTTTGTCCGTCAAGTTTTTCAGAAACCTTATCTTCACGATTTAGCTTTCCTTCTAACCCTATAATAATTATGTTCTTCAAGTCTGAAAACGTCAAATTATTATCATCAAATGGATGATTCATATGTCCATATGCCCCACCTTCTATTAATAAGTTGACTTCTTGCTCAAATTCTTCCTGAATCTTCTTAATGTGTGTAACACCCTTTTCAACATCCTTTTTACCAATAGTTGGTGAATCTTTCCAACCTTTCCAATTCTTAAATTTCTTTTCACCGAAGAACTTAACTATTTCCCAACCCAATGAATCTAAATTCTTTTTCATTTTCTTTTTATATTTTGGA